TCCGGCACCAACGACAGAAAAGCAAATAAAAAGACACAACGATCTCGAGCTTTGTTTTGACAGCCAGCTAAAACACATCCGGGCATATCTCAATGGGATGTGGGCGGAGGACGAAGCGACCGAGAAGGACGGCCCGCCGCAGGCGATCGACGAAGTCGGCAAATGGCCGATGAGAATCGGGAATTTCTGTATCACGGAACCAGGCGAACGCCGCCGCGTCCGGTTTCATATGGACGATATTGACGCGGCCGCATTGAAACCGGTCATCGCGGATTTAAATCAAGTCATTAATTTGATGGACGAAAGACCATCGGAAATGATTCCCGAATTCAACCGTGAAGCGGCCATGATTTATTTGTATTTGGAAAACGCGGTTAAAACCACGCACGAACAAACGGATTAAAAATGGACCTCCAGAAGACCGCCGAAATCGACCAGGGGATCGCAGATTTGAAGATTCTGCAAAATCGTCTACGCGGGGGCCTGGAAAAATCCGAACGGGGGGCCAGGGCGGTCGCAAGATTCAGGCGCCTCGCCAGGGAACACGAAAAGCGATGGAGGCGGCCGGTCGCCCAATGGCACGCGGAGATGAAGGCCAGGCTAGAGGCCGGACTCCGGAGAAACGCCGGGATGCGGCTGACCGAGCCATCCGTCGACAAGCTGATCGATTGGGACGAATTCGGCAAATGGACGATCAACCATTTCAAACCGATCATGAGCGAGACCCTCTCGGCCGGGGGGAATTCCGTGATGAGGGAGCGCCGGGTCGCGAAGGCAGGAGGAGGATTTGACCCCCTCACCCAGGCGGCCCTGGATTGGCTTTCCATTCACGCGCTCGATTTGGTAAAGGACATCAATGGAAAATCCAGAGCCGGGCTGATCGAGATGATCCTGGCCGGGATCAAGGCCGGGACAAACCCGAGGGACATCGCGATAGGCCTCCGGAAATACGTAGGCATCACCGGCCGGATGGCGCAGGCGGCGGCTAACCGGGAAGCCTGGATAATCATCAATCGACCGGAGCTCGGGCCAGCCGCGATAAAGGGAGCGATGGACGCCTACGTGAGGAAGCAGATCCGGTACCGGGCCGAGATGATCGCCAGGACCGAAACGGCCTACGGGCTGAACGAGGGAATCCGGGAAGGATACGGGCAGCTTGGATACACGAAGCTCCAGAGGATCGAGGACCCGGAAGGGGACCCGGAATGGGATTGTGACTGCCGGGAAAACAACGGGACGATTTACACTTTGGAGGAATCCGAGGGAATCCTCCCGGCGCACCCTAACTGCGAGGGGACCTGGGTAGCATATTCAGATTAAAAAACGGAGGACAACAAAATGTCAGACAAACCAGCAAGGACCGTGAGAAGCAACACGATGAGGACCGTCGGCGTCAATCGCCTGGCGGACGCCTATTGTATTCGACGGGAGATGGACGCCCAAACGGACCGGCCGATTTATGAGGGATTCACCCTCCCGGGATTGGGGCAGCGGCCGAGCAACGCGTGCTGGGCGATCAAAAAGTACACCTACACGGGGAACTTTGTTATCGCCGACACGGAAATGTGGGCGGAAGGGACCGCCGACTATGCGCTCATTTGGGACGACCGGGCGACCTACACCTACCGATGAGGACCCGAGCGCTCAACGGCCATGGGATGGCCTTTCTGACGGTCACGGGAAGAATCCCGCTCGAGCAAAAGAAAGGCCGGACCACCCCATCAAGGGAATGGAAAACCAAACCCGTGGATGCCGACCTGCAGGACGAATGGCTGGAGGATTTGAATTCAATCCCAGGCATCAATATTATTTCCATTTGCGGCGGACACGACATCTGGCGACCAGCGCATATTGTTTTTTGCTTTCCCGGGATGAGCGATGAGCAGGAAGAAAAGATGGTCGATGAGCTCCGGGATTTCCCAGGGACCTGGGCTTTGAGGGGCGAAATAGGGAAGCGAAAACACATGAGGATCTGCATGGCCTCGGTATTTTTTGCCGGGACCCCGATCGGGAATATCTGGTGGTCCAAGGCGGCCGACAGGCTCCAGGTAGCGGTCAGGAGAGCGAAGCGGAAAGCGAGATAACCGACATGCCAATCCCGACGATCTCGAAGGAAGAATACGAGCGGAGGATAAAGGGGACAGTCCCGATATTTGAATTCCAGAACAAGCAATGCCCGCGCTGCGGGAGCGGCCTGGTGAAGACCAGGGCCTGCACCGGCCTCGTCAAAGAGGGATGGGAAACGATGCTCCGATGCCCGAAAGTTTTATGCGGACACACGGAGGGCCTCGAGAGGAAAAACGGAGGACAAGAAAAATGAAGATTGAAGAATTGACACCGGAAAACGCACCCGAAATATCGATATCGGATTTATTGGACCTCCGGTACCGGGCGACCCAGATCTACAATTCCAAATTTATGGGGACCCAGGCGACCGTGGCGAAATTCATGAAAAGCGGCCGTATGATTTCGGCGATCGAGAGGGGTGACCTCCTGACCAAGAACCAGATTATTATCCGGGAGCTCCGGCGCAGGGGGGAGCAGGCGCAGACCACACAGCCAATCGACCGGGAGGCATACAAGAAAAGCCTGGCCGGATTCGACCCTGGGGACCTTCCCTCCATCACCGTGGTCAAATCCTTTGCAGCCATTCACGGGGAATTCGTGGGGAAGCCGAAAACGACCGACCTGGTGAATTTGAACTTCAGATGCGGGGACGACGAAATGGGGGAGCCGATCGTGGCCGAGATTATCGAGGCGATTCACAAGGCGACCTCGAAGGACGTGGTCTGCGAATTTGCGATCGGGGGACCGGAGGACGAACACATCCCGATATACGACCTGGTCCTGGTCCCGAGATTGGCGGCCAGCAAAAACAAGGCGGCGCCGCAGGAGCGGAGCATTCAATTTGAAGCAACCGAGATCTCCCCCCTGATGGAAAAATGGGACGAAGCCAAGGCCCGGGACGAAATGGAGATCCCGGAGATCCGGAGGGCGGCGGCCTGGTGGGACGCCAGAACCCCATTCGAAAAAATGAGATACAAGCTCCTCCATCACCGAAAAGACGGGACGGTCGTTTATAGGGCCCTGACAAAAGCCATGGCCGACCTGACCGACGAGCGCAAGGGAGGAAGAATCCCGGATGATGCACGGAAGACGGCATACGATCACCTGGCCAGGCACTACCGGCAATTTGACAAGGACCCCCCGCCATACAAAACAAACAAGGCGGACCGGAGGACGATCCTCAAGCCGTACCCAAATGAGCACGCCTGCAGGATGAAGGACCCGGACCAATATACAGGCTTTTCCAGGATGGAGAGGACCACCGACGAAGGGAAAAAGTACGGCGTCATTTATGGGATCCGGACGGTCGACGGGAAGCGGGTCAGCGAGGAGCAGGCATTCAGATATCCGAAATCGGCCTGGACGGAGGCGGAAGCGAGGGCCCACTGCACGGACCACAAAGGGCTGAAATTTGAGCCGGCCATCGAAAAGGCTGACTTTGAATTTAAAATCACGAAGGTCGACCAGGAAAAGCAGATGGTGGGAGGAATTGTCTACGAACCGGAAGCCGTCGACACCCAAGGGGAGTACACCGACGCGAAAGAGATCGAGAGCGCCCAGGAAGCCTTCATGCAGAGATATTCAGAGGACACCCGGAGGATCAAGGTCCAGCACATGGGGCAAACTTACCACTTCCCGATAATCGAATCATTCATCCCGGAAAAGGAAACCCAAAAAGGAACGGACAAGATCCCGGCAGGGGCCTGGTGGATCATGGTGAAAGTAACGGCCCCCTACATTTGGGACGAAATCAAGGCGGGGCGATTAACGGGATTTTCGATGGGCGGCCGAGCCAGGAACGCATAGCGAGGGAAAGCCGGCCCTCGCAAATCCTTTAAAATTCGACTTTTCAAAAAAACCCTTGACAAGATATATTCGCATTCTGTATTTTTAAACCATAATGTTGGAACATTCCAGTAAAGAGCGGTAGGTCGGAGGGGAAAACCCCGCTCCACTTCTCATCCGGCTCGTTTACGTGGACGATTTAAAACCACAAAAGCGAAACGATGCCGATAACAGACAGCGCCAAAAAAATCAAGGATCTCGATATTGACGAGATTTCCCTGGTTGACCGGGCGGCAAACCGGCGCAAATTCGCAATAACCAAAAAGGAGAGAAAGGAAATGTTCGAAAAACTGATTGAAATTTTGAAGAATTGGCTCACCCCCGAAGAAATCACCGAGGAATTCCAGGCCGGAATCAAGGCGATGC